GCCGCCTGGTGCGAGGGGTTATGGGCGTGCGCATCGGCGGATGCGGTTGTTGGTGGCGCCGTTTGTTCGTTCGGGGCGTGCGGTGTGTGGGCGGTGTGGTTTGCCGATTTCCCCTGGTTCGGATTGGGATTTGGGGCATACGGAGGACCGGTCGGCGTATTCGGGGCCGGAGCATGCGGCTTGTAATCGTGCGGCGGGTGCGAGGAAGACGAATCGTGCCCGGAAGTTGAGGGTTGATCCGCCGCCTCCGCCGGGTTGGTGATCGGGGGTCGCATGGCTCGGAAGTGTGAGGCGTGTGACCGGCCGGCGAAGTCTGGGCGGGCCAGGTTTTGTGACGACGTGGAGTGTGCTCGTGTCCGGGCTCGAGGCCGGAAACGCGTGGAACGTGGGCGGGTCGTGGAGTTCCCGTCGGTGGAGGGAACGAATTACGCCGTGACGTTGGCTGATCTTGAGCGTGGCGGCCGGTTGGATACCCCGGCGGGTCGGAATGCGTTGACGTTGGCGTCTCGGCTCGATTCGGCGTCGGGGGACACGGGGTCGTCGATCGCGGCGTTGTCGAAGCAGCATCTCGCCGCGTTGGCTGAGGCGTTGAAGGACGCACCGCGGGCTGACGATGGGGTGGACGAGTTGGCGGCGTTCCGAACGAAGCGGCGCGCGAGTGGCGGGTAGCACAGTCGAGCTTGTCCGTCCGGCGCATCTCTGGGTGCCTGCCCACATGTCGACGGCGGGTGACGAAGCAATCCAGATCGCAGCGTTGGCGGGGATCGTCCTCGACCCGGAACAAGAGCTCGCGGTCCGGGCGATCCTCTCCGAAGGCGACGACGGGAACTGGGCGGCGCTCGAAGCAGCGATCGTCGAGGCCCGCCAGAACGGCAAGACCGTCGTCTTGCAAGTGATCGTTCTGCACGGCCTGTTCCTGATGCCGTTGTCGATGATGCGGCTCGTCATCTGGACGGCGCACCTGTTTTCGACGACGCAAGAGGCCTTCCGTGATCTTGATGAGATCATCGCCGGGACTCCTGCGTTTTCGCGGCGGGTGAAGCGGGTCCACCGGGTGAACGGCGACGAAGGCTTTGAGCTCCACGACGGCCGCCGGTTGAAGTTCCGGGCCCGTTCGAAGGTCGGCGGTCGAGGGTTGACCGGGGACCGGGTTGTGCTCGACGAGGCGTGGGCGTTGGTGGCGAGCGAGATGGGGTCCTTGTTCCCGACGTTGACGGCTCGACCGAATCCGCAAGTGTTGTACGCGTCGTCGGGTGGTCTCGTCGGCTCCGACATGCTCCGCTCGATCCGTGACCGGGGTCGTAGAGGCGGCGACCCGTCGCTCGTCTACCTCGAATGGTGCGCCGACGAAGGCGACTGTGCGTCCCCGACGTGTGATCACCGTCTCGGCGTCGAGGGTTGTGTCCTCGACGACCGTGCCCGGTGGCAGCAGGCGAACCCGGCGCTCGGCCGGCGGATCACCGTGAAGTTCCTCGAATCCGAACGTCGTGCTCTCCCCCCCGAGGAGTTCGCCCGCGAAGTGCTCGGCTGGTGGGACGAACCCGCGTTCGGTGGTGGTGGCATCCCCGCCGACGCGTGGAAGAAACGTGGCGACCGCGAGGCGGTCGTCGAAGACCCTTGCACCCTCGCGTTCGATGTAGCGCCGGGTCACCTGTCCGCGTCGATTGTCGTGTGCGGACGGGCGTTGCATGTGACCGAACATCGGCCCGGTACTGGATGGGTCGTCCCTCGACTCGTCGAGATCGTCGCCGAGAAGAACGTGTCTGCGGTGGGGATGGACCCGACCGGCCCCGCTGGCGCGTTGATCCCCGACCTCGAAAAAGCCGGGTTCGTCATCTGCACCACGAAAACCCCGAACGGGAAGCTCGTCTTGTTGGACGGCCGCGAGTCGGTGCAGGCGTGCGAAGGGTTCCTCTCCGCGGTGATCGACGGGACACTCGTCCACCGTGACGAGAACGCGTTGAATCTCGCGGTTGAAGGTGCGGGGCGCCGTCAATCCGGTGATTCGTGGAAGTGGTCGCGGAGGGATTCGACTGTGGATATCACCCCGCTCGTAGCCGCGACCGTCGCTCGTCACTTGTGGTCGAAGCACAAGGCGAACCCGCCGTCGCCGTTGATGGCATATCGGTGATCGCCGCTGTTCTCGCGGTCGTTGGTGCGGTCCTGCTCGCGGTCGGTGTCGGGCTCATCTTCGTCCCGGCCGGAGTGGTGACGGCCGGGGTGGTGTTCCTCGCCGCCGCGTATGTCGTCAGATACTTGGAGGCGAACGAATGAATTTGCTTCGCCCCCTGCTCCGCAAGTCGGAGTTCCGTTACACGCTCACGGATTACGCGCAGACCGTCGGCCAGATGTTCGGCTACGGGTCGTTCGGCTACCAAGGAACCCAATATCCGTACGGGGTGACGTTTTCGCAGCCGGGTGCGAAGATCCAACCGATCGGCGAGAACTTTCAGCAGTACGTCACCCAAGGGCTCCGCGGCAACAGCGTCGTCGGCACCCTCGAACTCGTCCGCGTACAGGTGTTCTCCCAAGCCCGATTCCAGTTCCGTAGGCTCGTCGCAGGTCGTCCGGGTGCGTTGTTCGGCACACCGGCGCTCGCACCCCTCGAAACGCCGGACGGCGGCACCAACTCGTCGCTTCTCGGACAGATGTTGTTGGACGCCGACATGGCCGGCAGTTCCTACGGGTGTCTCCTCGAAGGCAGGGTCCACCAGCTGCGACCCGATTGGGTTGACACCGTCGTCGAACCGGTGTCCACCGACCGTGGTGAGGTCGGCTACCGGACGTACGGGTACCTGTTCTGGCCTGATGGGGAACGCGGCGGCGGGGCACGCCCGACTGCGCTCCTCCCTCAAGAGGTCGCGCATTTCACGGCGATGCGCGACCCGCTCGCCCCGTGGCGTGGCATGTCGTGGATGACCCCCGTCCTGCGCGACATTCTCGGCGACAAGGCGTACACGAACCACAAACTCACGTACATGGCGAACGCGGCGACCCCGAACCTGGCGGTGAAGCTCGACGCCGCGTTGACCCCGGAGCAGTTCGACGCCTTCGTCGAGAAGATGGACGCCGCCCACAAAGGACCGGCGAACGCCGGGAAGACCCTGTACCTCGGTGGCGGCGCCGACGTGACTGTTGTCGGCGCGAACATGGCCGAACTCGACTTCAAAGCCGTGCAAGGCGCGGCGGAGACCCGGTTGGCCGCGGCGTCGGGGGTTGGTGCGGTCATCGCCCAGTTCTCGGAGGGGATGCAAGGCTCCTCGTTGAATGCCGGGAACTATGTGGCGTCACGCCGCCGGTTCGCGGATATCACGATGCGGCACCTGTGGCAGGAAGCGACCGCCGCACTCTCGACGCTCATCGCCGTCCCGCGCGGTTCGCAGCTCTGGTACGACGACCGTGACATCTCATTCCTCCAAGAAGACGCGAAAGACGCCGCCGAAATTGACCAGATCCGGGCGTCGACGATCCGCCAACTCGTCGACGGCGGTTTCGAACCCGACGCGGTCGTCGCGGCGGTGTGGCCCGACGCGCAACTTCCGCACAGCGGGAAGCTCAGCGTCCAACTTCAAGAGACTGGCGAACCCGCGGCGCTCGAACCGGCGCCTGAGGAGGAACCCACCAATGAGTGACGCGCCGACCGACAACTTGATCCGTGCCCGGTACACACCCGAAGCCGCGACACTCCGCGCCGATGAGGAATCCGGCCGCACCCTGTTCGGCCACTTCGCCGTGTTCGACACGTGGACCGAAATCGACTCCTGGTACGAAGGCACCTTCCTGGAGCGCATCGCCCCCGGTGCGTTCACCCGCACCATCCAGGAACGCGCCGGGTCGATCCGTGTGCTCTACGACCACGGCCAAGACCCGACGATCGGCAACAAGCCGCTCGGCGCCCCCGACGTCCTCCGCGAAGAAGCCGCTGGTGTCTACTACGAGTCCGAACTCTTCGACGCCGGATACGTCAACGACCTACTGCCGGCGTTGCGTTCCGGGCAGCTCGGCGCGTCGTTCCGGTTCTCCGTCGTCGCCGACACGTGGGTCGACCCGAAGAAAGCATACGCGCACAACCCGAAGGCGTTACCGGAACGGACGATCACCGACACCGACCTCTACGAGTTCGGGCCCGTCACGTTTCCCGCCTACGCCGACGCGTCCGCCGGGGTCCGCTCCGCAACCGATTCGTTCATCGACCGTCTCTTGCACGATCCGCAGTTCGTTGCCCGGTTCACGGAACGGGCCGGCCTCAAGATCGTCGAACAAGTGCTCGCGGGAGTACCGGCCGACGGCCATACCCCCGACCCTCAGCCCGAAGCGACCGACGGCCCTTCGCGCTCACCCCACCAACCTGCGCAGCGTCCACCGTTGACACGCGAACGCCAACTCGAGCGTCTCGCGCAAGTCACCGCCTGGGCGACTGCCGCTAGCGCGAGGAGCGCATAAATCATGGAACTGACCCACACGCAGGCGGTCCACCGCCTCAAGGACATCCAAGACGAGCTCGAACGTCTCTCGGGTAAGGCCGAGAACGGTGGGCTCACCCCCGAAGACGAAGAGTACGAAGGCGACCTCCACCGTGAGGCGACCGAAGTGAACGACCACGTCAAGAGCCTCGTGCGTGCCGCCGAACTCCAGCGGGTCCGCCTCATGGCCGCAACCGAACCGCGTTCCGGCCTGAAGGTGTCGCGCGGTTCCGACAACGGTGAACTCGACCGTGACATCCTCGACCCCGACTCCATCGAAGACCGCAGGTTCAAGAACCCGTGGGACCTTTCCGAGATGCGGACCTTCAACCGCACACCCGGCGAAGTCGGTTCGGAACTCCGGGCACGTGCCCTCTCGGCGATTGAGGTCATGCCTGGCATGAACCAGGAACGCCGCGAAGGCGCGACGAAGATCCTCGAGGAGTTCGACAACGACCAGGGTGACATCTCCCGGATGGCGCTTGCCACGTCGACGCCGGCGTATCTCCGTGCGTTCGCGAAAGCGGCGCGTGGTCAGATGCACACGTTCACTGCCGAGGAGCAGGAGGCCGTCTCCCGTGCCATGTCCCTCACGGACGCGGCCGGTGGTTTCCTCGTGCCGTTCCAGCTCGATCCTACGGTGATCATTACGTCGGCTGGTTCCCGCAACGACATCCGTCAAGCGGCCCGCCAGGTCGTCGCCACGGGTGACATCTGGAACGGTGTCAGCTCGGCGGCGGTCGCATGGTCGTGGGACGCGGAAGCGGCCGAGGTCAGCGACGACGCGACGACGTTCGCGCAGCCGGCTATCCCGATCTACAAGGCGGCCGGGTTCGTCCCGATCTCCTTGGAGGCCTCCAGGACGAGGCGAACGTGGCGCAAGAGGTCGGGCGTCTGTTGACGTTCGGCAAAGAGACCCTCGAGGCGACAACGTTCGCGACCGGTTCGGGTGCAGCCCAGCCGACCGGGATCGTCGTTGCGCTCACGGGTACGGCGTCGGAACTCAACGCGGCGGCGGACGACACGTTCGCAATCGCGGACGTGTATACGATCCAAGGCTCGCTTCCGGCCAGGTACCGGGCGAACGGGTCGTGGTTGGCGAACAACTCGATCTACAACCTGATCCGCCGGTTCGACACTTCCGGTGGTGCGGGACTGTGGACGACCCTGGGGAACGGCCGGCCGGGCGAGCTGCTTGGACGTGCCGCACTGGAGGCGGAGGGCATGGACGGCACCGTGACCACCTCCGGCGCAGTGTCGAACTTCATCTTG